TGAAAAGGTGTTCCGCTAGGAATGGTAACAAATGCTGGATTGCCAGTTGGGTACATTGTTATATCGATATACGCTTCAGATGAACGAGCTGAACGAGGTATATAATTTAATTCTTTAGCGTGAGACACAATGGATTCACGCATAACGGCAGTATCAATGAACATTTCATTGATAGCCATATTTGTGTAAAAATAATTCATATAGGTATTATACGCAAGTAAATCTATAATAGTTCGAAGATTTGAGCCTTCAAAATTATAATCTTTGAATTGAGGATAATTTTGTAAGAAATTTACAAGATTTTGTTGAATTCCTGTGAAGTCAAGATTACTGACTGCCAGCGTATTATTAGCTACCATTACTTATCTTACCCTCGTTAATGTTGTCGATACTGTTATAGGCGTTATACTATTTATGATCGAAAAAGTTACGCTAATATCTAAACTATTTTGATCTGGATATCCGTTTATTAGAACGTCAATAAGGTTAGCTCTAGGTTCAAAATTTTCTATTGCAAATGTAATTTCATTCTTAAGTTCGGCTTCTGTTATTGGGGTATAATTTTCAAAAAGGTAATGGCGAATGTTTGCACCAAAATAAGGTGCATATGGAACCTCATAATTATTAGTTTTTAATATCTTTTTTATAGAATTTATGACAGATTGTTCATTCGTTACTGAAATGAGATCTTTCGTTAAAGGATTTATCCTAAAATCTGATAAAAAGTCTGAATAAACAGTTTGTTGTTGTGTTGGTGTCTGGATTGTCATCTTTTACCTTAACTCCTTTTTTGATATTTAGGTAAAAAATAGTTGACAATGGGTTCCCAACTCGTTATAACCCATTTCACTGATTATGGAGATTTAAAATATGTTTAAAAAGTTTATTATGTTGGCCGCTTTGGCGTCTATGGCAATTTCTCCTGTTTATGCCAAAGGCGGTGGTGGCGGAGGCGGTCATTCGTCTTTCTCTAGTTCTAGCTCGTCTCGATCTTATTCATTTTCTCGACCATATTATTCGTATAAGGCAGCTACGCCTTCTCGAATGATGAGGATGGTGCGTAATCGCCAACAGACTCAAAGTATGGGAATGGGAACAGGTTATGTTGCTCGTAATATGAATAATGGCAATTCGTATTACGATAACGGAAATAACCAACAGCCTAATATTAATCCTAATGCAGGATATGTTCAACAACCACAATCAAATGCATCTCAAGGAATTTCTGGTGTAATTGTATTTATTTTGGTATTGATGACTGTAGCTCTAGCCGTAATTGGAACGATAGTTTTGATGAGGAAGCGTTAATATGGTTAATGTTTTAATATATCTTATTGGAGTAGGTCTTACATGTTGGATTTTATGTGGGATGGAAATCGAACTTTCCAAAGATAGGAAAGTCAATACAGAACTTATCATGGCATGTATTGTGCTATGGCCACTAGCATGGATTAAATTTTCTGTTCATATCCTTAAATGGATTTATAGAAGTATTCTACTAATTATTAAATATTAAGGATTATTATGACATATTATATTCGTAATGGAAACATTGTCAAGCTGACAGATGAGGCAGCTATTAACATTTCAGAAAAGCTAGATGCCGGAAATTATATCGTTAAATTTGATGAACGATCTGGATCTTATTTTCTAGAGGAAACTGATAAATTTACAAGTCTTCCTAAATACTATGGGCACCTTGTTAAAGATGTTGAACGAATCCTTTATACCTTTAATGAACGTCCTTCAGGGACAGGCGTAATGCTTTCTGGTGAAAAAGGCTCTGGTAAAACTCTTCTTGCAAAAGAACTTTCTATCCATGGATATTCAAAGGGTATTCCTACATTGTTGGTTAATGCCCCCTATCTAGGAGATGAATTCAATAAATTCATTCAGGATATTGACCAACAGGCGATTATCATTTTTGATGAATTTGAAAAGATCTATCCTATCGAACATCAAGGGAAAATCCTTACTTTGTTTGATGGAGTTTATCCTACCAAGAAGCTATTTGTTGTTTCATGTAATGATCCATACAAGATAGATTCGCATATGCGTAATCGTCCCGGTAGGTTTTACTATTTCCTAGAATTTGAAGGTCTAGAAAAGCAATTTATCATTGAATATTGTAATGATAATGAATTGACTCAGGATCACACAGATCAAATTTGTCGATTTGCGTCTCTGTTTAAGAGTTTCAATTTTGATATTTTGAAGGCTATTGTGGAAGAATGTAAGAGATTTAATGAATCCCCACTTGAAGCTATCAAGTATATTAATGCTCGTCCGCAGAATGATAAGCATAACGTGTATACTGTGCAACTATTTGTGAATGATGTTTTAATGACTAAACAAGTTTATCCAGAAGAATTGAATGAATCTCCTTTGACACAAGAAAAGATTCGTATTTCGTTCTATTCTAATATTCCTGTTGTGTCTAAGGCATATATACCAGAATATATACCAGATGATGAAGACAATGGTATTGATGAGGGCGCATTGGCTCTTTCAATAGGAGAACTATTTCAGGGCGAACAAACTTCTTCTAATAAAGAACAGTATTGTCATGTTGTATTTAAGTCATCTGATATTACAAATTGTGATACAACAGCCGGAACGTTCGAGTATCAATCTGGTAATGTCAAGATGATTGCAACCAAGAAGGTTAACAATCAAATGAATTGGTTTTCTCTTATTGCTTAAATAATCAAATATAATAGAGGATAATTGATTTGAATGACAATATTGTAGATTTTAATCATTACAAAAATGAAAATGAGGCAGAGAAGTATAATGAGTTAATTGCTATGGGGTCTTCTCTTGCTACTGATGTTTTGATTAATTTAACCGATGTTGCTGGGATTCCGGTCGATAAGATTAAAATGGCTCCATTTATTGTATTTTTTGTGGAGGCTTTGAAAAGTCTTATCGTCGGATCCCAAGGATATTCTCATCCATTTCAATCCGATGCAATTAATTTTTGTAATATTGTTGGATTAACCGTAACCAAAACTGAAAATGGTTATCGATATGTTATAGGTAGAAATGAGGATCCTCCACATGCTGATTTTAAAGGTATTCCTGCTAATGACTAAAAATATCTTGACATATTATTCTCGATAATGTATAAATACCATATTAGTTGATGACAGTTGACATTAAAAACGAAAAGACCGGGGTTCGAATCCCCGCACCTCCACCATTTACACTGACGGTCAGTATAATTGACGGGGGTGAACATTGGGAATCGATTTTCGTGGAATAGGGATACCGAGACTGATTCGCTGGCCGAGTGGCTAAAACTTTAAATGTCGCAAATGATAACGACATTGTGGATTTTGCCCTAGCGGCTTGATTTACTTGGGTTGTAGGTTATCCTCGAAACAGAAAACCTTCTTTCTAAAAAAACTTCTTGACATGTGAGATAAATTGTCATATATAGTATTTACATGACAATGACAATTGCACATATGGTGATCTTCGCTTAACAGCCTAAGACTCCGGGGTTCGCTGGGTTCCTATCAACAGAATACCCAGCAATAAATTTTTGGACCTGTAGCTCAACGGTTAGAGCTGGCCGCTCATTCGGGGGGGGGGAACATTTCCCTAGCACCATATAAAGGCATTTATTTACAGATGCCTTTATATGGTTTAATCCTTAAATATCAAAGCTTATTTGTAATTGTGAGTTTTGATATTTAAGGATAACGGTTAGATGGGGGTTCGATTCCCTCCGGGTCTACCAAACTTAATGCCTTCTTAGCTCAGTTGGTCAGAGCGGAAGTGACTAACACCTTTAGTCAGTGTAAAAAATCTGATATTTTAGATGAAAATGAAATGATTATGAAAAGGAATTTGCATGAAGAAATATGTTTACTTTTTTACTCGACAAGATATAAGCCCAGAGCAACAATTGGTACAAACATCACATGTTGCCCTTAAATTGGGTGTAGAATATGGGTCGGTTATTAATCCTGATAATACTTATTTTACAGTGATCGGAGTTAGAAATCGAGAAGCTCTAGAAGCCGTGGCAGAAATTTTAATTAAATTTAATTTTCGGTTTGAAGTCTTTTCTGAACCAGATTTGAATGACGAAATCACATCCATTGCAACTACACCGATTGATGAAGATAATCGAGGAGCATTGCTGGCTTTCAATCTACTAAAGTTTGGTAGACATTAAAAACTTCTTGACATGTATTATGAAGTTTGGTATATTACGAAAATAGAGTTTAAGGCTCCTTACCGCAACTCAAAAAAAATCTTTCTGTAAAAAAGACCAAAGCGGAGCCTGTATAATTTAATGTAAAAGAGTTTTCGAGGGTTTCCTTATTTCTTCTACATTAATGTAATTATTAGGATGATTACTGCAAACCATTAGCGCCTTCGGGCACGTCGAATCCATTTGGATTCTTTATGGAAGATATATTCTTTCGAGAGTATATCGTGGCCTAGCATAAACTAGGAGTAGGGCTTCTCCGAATAGAAGAAGAGGTAAGATCCGAAATCAAATAGCATCCTGCATATATCAATTTAAGGCTAGGTTCAGCAATTTTACTTAACGGTAAAGTTTTTGACTTCAACTCAAAAATGATGAGGTTCAACTCCTTAAAACAAAAACTAGCCTGTATAAAATTAGAATTAAGGCTGTCTACAGCATAATTTATTGCATTGGAAGCCGTAGGTTGTAGGTTCGATTCCTACCACTCGGACCATAATTCATTACCACTTCTCGCCGTTAAGTACGGTGCCGTGGCTTTCTGATAAACAAGTAAGTGATCATAACGGTTTATATTGGGTAGCGATAAGGTGTTAATTAGCTGTTGACATACCTGACGTAATGAATTATGATCCGAGTGTAGCTCAATTGGTAGAGCAACGTAAAAACGTACAGCCTGTTGAAAAATTAAATTTGGGATCAGTTCAGCAAACAACTATGCATTTGCCTTGTAATCAAAAACGCAAAAGTTGATCCCGTTGATTAAAGGTTAATTACCGCATTTAATCAGTTTACCAAAACCGACGCTATTATGTTCTCATAATAGCAAAATTTGTGGAACATGAACAGTCCACACTTAACCTGTAGAAAATGGAGAATTATTATGTCTTTTAAGAATGCTGTTTTGAATACACCTGTAGTAGCTCGTACCAAGAATGGTATGAGTGCGTTGGGGTCCACTCTTAGCAATACTACTGACCTATTTTTTAAGATTGGTGCAAGCCGTGGTAAGGATATTTCGGTAAATTTGCTTAAGGCATATCATGAAGATCGTGACCTTACCCTTCGTATCATCCAATGGGCACGAGATGTTCGTGGTGGAGCAGGTGAACGCCAGCTGTTCCGTCAAGCTCTCAAGCTAATTGAAAAGAATTTCAAGAGTGATCTTCTGGATACTACTCTTCTTGTTAATGTCCCTGAAATTGGACGTTGGGACGATCTTTTGATTTTTGAAGATGTAGAAGTTAAGGCATATGCATTTTCTTTGATTGCAAAGGCGTTGGAGGCTGGAAATGGTCTATGTGCAAAGTGGATGCCTCGTAAGGGTGCGGTTGCTGTAGAACTCCGTAGCTATCTTGGATGGAGTCCTAAGTTCTATCGTAAGCGTCTTGTAGAACTTACCAAGGTTGTAGAAACTCAAATGTGTTCTAAGGAATGGGATACCATCAACTTTAGCCACGTTCCTTCACTTGCAATGTCTCGTTACTCTAAGGCATTTGGTAAGAATGCTCCTGATGCATTTACTTCCTATAAGGAAGCCTTGAAGAAGGGTGATGATCCTAAGGTCAAGGTAAATGCGGGAGCAGTTTATCCTTACGACATTGTTAAGAACGTTCGTTATGGGGATAATTCTCTTGCTGATGAGCAATGGAAAGCTTTGCCAAACTATGTTGGTGATGCAATGGCCCTACCATTGGTTGATGTTTCAGGGTCTATGACTTCTAAGGTTGGAGGTAGCTCTACTATCTCTTGTCTGGATGTTGCAGTATCTCTTGGTTTGTATCTTTCTGATAAGAATACAGGAGCATTCAAGGATCTATTCTTGACCTTTAGCAGCAAGCCTAAGTTTGAACATCTGAAGGGGACTCTTTCTCAGAAGCTTCGCCAAATGGAAAGTTCACATTGGGAAATGTCTACTGATCTTCATTCGGCGTTTAATGAAATTCTGCGAGTAGCGGTTTCTAATCGAGTTCCACCTGAAGACATGCCTAAGGCTCTTCTGATCCTTTCCGATATGCAGTTTAATTGCTGTATGAATTATGATGATACTGCATTCCAGATGATTCATCGTAAGTATCATGAAGCTGGATATGAAGCTCCTAACGTCATCTTTTGGAATTTGAATTCCTCTGACAATGTGCCTGTTCGTTTCGATGAAAAGGGTACTGCACTTGTCTCTGGATTTTCTCCTTCCATTATGAAGTCGATATTGGATGGAGATATGTCTGGAATGACACCAGAAGGTATCATGAAGAAGGCAGTCCTTTCGGATCGTTATTCTTATTGAATAATTTATTGCTATGGTATACAAACCATACAGTCTGTGCCTGATATATTGAAATGTGATATCAGGAATTGTCAGACCAATAAATAAAAGGTGGAATGTCGTTGTGATGGAGGGCATTCCACCTTTTTCATAGTTATAATGTGTATAATATACGATGAATCGATTATTAGATGTTGACAGTCTAAATTTTATACTCTATAAATAGATATGTAAATGGGGATGTAGCTCAGTTGGGAGAGCAGAAGCTTTGCAAGCTTAAGGTCAGGAGTTCGAGCCTCCTCATCTCCACCAATTTTTAGGAATTTTATATGAGTGGCAGTTGGATTAACAATAAAAGTCACCAACCATCTGAGGGATGGGGCGGTTTAAAATAATAAATTATGGGGCTACCGATGGGTCGGGTGGCAGGCTGGCAGTCTACTAACCGGGATTCGATTTCCTGTAGCTCCACCAAATTTTTATAGGTTCAGCTTGCTCGTGGGAGCTAGTGCATTAAGGTAGATTCGACTTCTACAAGCTGTTCATCAATCTCCCTAGAGGGGATCTGGTTGTGGGTATCTGAAGAGATAAGGTTATGACGGCAGGATACGGGAAGCCAGTCATATAAATTAGAGGATCTTCCTCTGTGAAACATTACAACAAGCTTCAAGTCTTAATGGCTAAGAAAGCGTTTATATTTTAGGATATAAACACCTACGAAACCAAACGATTTTGCATTTCTAGTAATGGGGAATGGATGAAGAAGATCCTTTATTGTATCTTCTATAGCATAATTTAAGATATACGTTGAGATACGTTATTAAGTCTTTATTTTATTGCCAAAGTCGTTTAGACAAGAGAATACAATGTTAAAGAAAATCGCACTAGGATTAACATTTGCCCTAGCTTTCGTTACCATGGCTCCATCAGTAGCCTATGCAGCAAATAGTCAAAATGAAATTAACTGCCTTGCACAAAACATATATTTTGAGGCTGGAAACCAACCCGAACGTGGCAAGATTGCAGTTGCAACTACAGTGATGAATAGGATTAGGGATGGCCGATTTGGTAATTCCGCCTGCTCAGTTATACATCAAAGAACAAAACGCACTTGCCAATTTTCATGGGTTTGTACACATGCAAAAGTACGAGACAGAAAATTGTATGCAAGCGTTCTCCCTATAGCGGAAAGAGTATATAATGGTCAAACAAATGATCCATCTAACGGGTCATTATTTTTTAGATCAACCCGCTTGACATGCAAACATAGATATGCTATAAGAATTGGTCAGTTAGTTTTCTATAAGGTTTAAATAATGGCAAGTAACGTGTATGATGAATTGGCGATTGATTTTGTTAAAGTCGCCCGCCTAAATAAATTCCAAGCAAATATTATTGTAGATTTCTTAAAAAATGAGGGATTTATTGATTATGTTCAGTTAAAAGAATATTACGAAGAAGAGTCTGAGTAATGTCGTCTTTACCTGAGATTAAAGATCTATGCGTTATTTTAGATGGACTAGTTAAAACATATAAGATCCCTTATATGGATGCAGCTATTCATTATTGTGAAGAAAATGGAATCGAAATAGAAACTATAGCCAAAGCTATAAAATCTAATGAAAAGTTGAGGTCTAAAATCCAAACGGAGGCTGAAGACCTCAACTTTTTAACTCAAAAAACAAGTAGAATCGATTTGTGACACCATTCGAAGCATATAAACTTTATAATGCTCTAAAACAGCATTTTAGAGATGAAAAGTATAATTTTTTCAAGTACAATGGTAAGACAAAACTAACAGATTCAACATTTGAAAAAAGAAAAGATAAATATTTCTTTAAAAAACTCTCTTTACATCCAGATCCTAAAGGTTTTTTGATTGCAAATTTCTCAAAATGCGGATATACTATCTGGATTGGAGATTTAGTGAAGAGTCCTGAATATCAGGATAATTACCGCAAATGGGCGGCTTCTTTAGGATCCTTATCCTATAATCTTTCTAATGAAATTTCATCCTTATCGGATGATTTATCGTCGTTAATAAAAACTAGCGGCGATTATCCAAAGCTATTTCAGTTGTATGTTGATGGATCCTTATCAACAGAAAGCTTAATAGCTATGGACTATGTACTTAACTTTATCTCATATTGGGATAAGTTAATTGATGATCCCATCTTCTATCAAGATGTCATATCTCGGGTACGGAAATATAAACCTTTCGTACAAATAGATATGGTAAAAATAAAGAAAATTTTGAAAGAAAAATGGGGTTAATCCTCTTTGTTATGATATTGTGAACATAAATACTACCGAGGCTTAGATCCTCATACCATCAGAGAATATAAGAGGAAATATCACATGTCATTTAGTAAATTTAAACAATCCCAACAAGACTCTCTTCGTAAGCTTAGTGAAGATTTAGCGAAGACCGAAGGTAATAACAATAAGGCAGATGATCGTCTATGGAAGCCTACAGCAGATAAGCAAGGTAATGGTTCGGCCATCATTCGATTTTTAGCTACACCAGCCGTAGATGGTGACGATGGGCAACCATATGTCAAATATTACGGGCACTCATTCAAAAACGAAGCAAATGGAAAATGGTACATTGAAAAGTGCCGTTCGACAATTGGATTACCAGATCCTGTAATGGAGGTCAATGGTAAACTTTGGGAAGATGGATCGTATAACGATAAATCCCCTGAGCGTGAACAAGCTCGTAAGCAAAAGAGACATCAACATTTCGTTGCAAATATCCTTGTGATCAAGGATACCAATGCTCCCCAGAATGAAGGTAAGATCTTTTTATATGATTTTGGTCCCGGAATTTTCAATTTCATTAAAACAGCAATGAATCCACCTATTGATGATTTGACAAAGGAACCTTTGCATGCGGCATTTGATCCATTCAATTTTTGGACTGGTGCAGATTTTTATATGCGTTTTAATGTTAAAAATAAGCAACGCACATATGAAAATTCTTCGTGGGGCGCACCTCGTGTGTTGGCACCAGATAACGAATTGGAAAAAATCCATGCAAATGAATTTTCAATAAAAGAATTTATTGATCCGGCGACATTTAAGAGCTTTGAAGAGCTTCATAAGCGCCTCGCATTTGTTTTGGGTAGTAAGCCTGATTCGTCACCAAGAGAAGAGCCTAAGGAGCTTAAAAAGGCTCTTTCCAAGTCAATGAAAGAAGAATCAGTAGATGAGTCATTGCCTTGGGATAGTGGTTCTGACTCTAATACAACCTTTGGATCGGATGACTTCGATCCTGATGACTTCGCTAAGTTGTTAGAAGATTGATATCCTAAATAGGGTGGTGTAATAGCCACCCTATTTTTTTCAAAGAGATTCCTATATGAAGTTGCTTTTTATTCTCAAAAGAAGAGAAGATTATAATTCTGAAATACATTCAAAAATTGGTCTAAGCACAGGATTATATAATTCCGCTAAATTCATGAATGATATGATGGTGGAATCTGGATTTGATTCTGTCTTAGAGGTGGCTGTCGATAATAATTGCATAGACAGACTCGTGACTGAACATAACCCAACTCACGTAATTATAGAAGCACTTTGGGTAGTACCTTCTAAATTTGCCGAGCTTACAAAATTACATCCTAATGTGACATGGATTATTAGACTACACAGCGAAATGCCCTTCATGGCTGGCGAAGGTATTGCATTGGATTGGATGGGCGATTATGCTTCATTCAATAATGTTTTAATAGCCTGTAACGCACCAAGAATGCTAGGTGAGGTAAGGGTATTTCTAAAATCAAAATTTAGATGGTCTAATGAGAAGACAGAGGATAAGGTTATTTACCTTCCAAATTTTTACCCACAAGAATATTCAATTAAATCTTTTGATAAAGATAAATATTGGATCGATATATCTTGTTTCGGAGCGGTCAGACCTCTTAAAAATCATGTATTACAGGCTCTTGCTGCATTAAAGTTTGCTAATTCCATTAAAAAGCAATTGCGATTTCATGTGAATGGTGATAGAATTGAGATGAAGGGAGATCCCATTCTTAATAATCTTAAGGGGATGTTCCAACATTTTTCTACTTCCACTGCCAAACATGAAATTATCATGCATACATGGTGTCCTAGAGAACAATTTTTAAAAGT